TAATATTTGTTTTTTCTGGATACTTCCAGATTTTTGCAATAGAAACCCTATACCCTTTATTAGTAAAAACTAAAGGAACCCCATAAATAGCAAGTTATAAGCTCGTATTTCAATGGTTGAACTCTAGAGAGCCACTGCACGAATCTGAAAGTATATGCTACACTTCCGTCATTCCGCCTTGAAGTTTAAACCCTTGATACTATCTCCGAAAACTGTTCAAGGTTTCAATTGTAACATATCGGATTTTTGTCAGTCAATAAAAAATAAAAACTTTTTTGATCCTAGTAGCTTAATAATATTATAGAGATATATAATATATTCTAGTCGACTATAAATTTAGATTTATAAAATGTTAAAAAAATTTTTTATACTAAAAAACCCTAGATTGCTCTAGGGTTATAGTGTGTAGATGGATTGCCTTTTACCATCAAAGCCAAGTTACTGTGGATTCTGGTTGATCCGCTTTTGAGCTTACCAAATGTTTAAGTTACTAACTTTACCCGTTAAGGCCATTTGTGCATTTCTCCCCGTTGTAACAGTAAGAGATATTCTGCCATACACCAGCTCTTCCGTCGAATTGCTGTTAAGAGTATTATAGCATAATGACAATATTCTAGTCAACTAGTATTTAGATCTATGAAAATGTTAATATAATTTTAATATGTATGATGCAGGATTTTAAAATGTCCGTTTTGTCCAGATAGAGCGACCATAAAAGGGCTAAATGTGATGCTAATCACACACTTATTTTTCAAAATGTCTCGAATGTCCGTTTTTCGACTTGATATTTGTCAGTCCCCCCATGTATAGTTATAGGTATAAGAAGTTAAGAAATACTTAACAAAAGAAAGGAGAACAAAATGTTCTCACTAAGTTATAAAATTCAAAGTAAGTCTGAAAGTAATGTTTTCGGTACTTGTCTAGGTATCTTGTTCGATAGCGAACAAAAGGCTTGGTCATATCTTGACCTAGTAGAAAAGGATAACTATATCCTTGAGGCTAACTTGAAAGAGTTAGAAAACTACAAGCCTAGTAAGCGTGTAGTAATCGCTACTACTAGAAGTTGGGAGTAATCCTAATGAATACTATTTCCGTAATTGTAGAGCCTAGCCACTCAATGGCTAGTAGTAACACTAAGTCTAATGAGGTTTTCCGCCTCGCTAATGGTAACTACATTAGCCGTAAGGCTTATGTCTATATGGTAGCCTCTGAGGGTCTTATCTCTCACCGCTACTTAACACCTAACGAAAGCCGTTGGGTATTCGAAAATCGTGTGAGGTAATTCACACACGACACACCCCCGCTAAGGTTGAAAATGTCACCGCCTTAGTGTAGTCTTACAGACATAACAAAATAACTACTAACGAAAGAAGAACAATAAATGACAATCACTTACTCAATCTGGCAAGGCTCTCGCCTACTATCTATCGACAATGTAGCCCATGAAATCAAGGCTATTGACCACCTAATCGACACGCTAAACGCTAGCGAATTAGGTAAGAAAGTAAAGTTTTCCGCTAATGTTCAATCTATAAAGGTAGGTAAGTAATAATGACTAAATGGGATACAATTCAAGCAGATGTAAGCGACATGTACGCACACCTAGCAGAAGAGGAGATGTACGAAAAAATGATGGCAGAAGAAGAAGATGTTTTCGGATTTGCTAAGGCTATACAGATTGACCACTTAACAGATGAAGAGGTTGATGAAATTTTCGACATGTTTGGAGATAAGTAAATGGAGATTGAAATTACATGGGAATTCTTATATATAAACTCCGATTTCTTAGGGCTCTACGCTAATATCCCGCTCTATTTACTAATCGGAATTCCCGCCCTAGTTTGGGCGTGGCGCTTAGCAATGCGAGAGAAAGAAGAGATGTAACTCACACGGATCTAGCGGCGTGTCGGCTTGACTTCAAGCTGATCCGCCCGCATCTTTTGCGGGCTTGTCAAGTCGAATTACGGCGTGTCGCAAAAAAACCCTGAGATTTGCATCACACTGTGACGCACACCACATGTGATGTGGCTCACAAAGTCGCAAATGTCCGATTTATACCCCTCAAAATGTCAGACCCCCCTGCTAGAATACCTAGTATAAAGATTAAAAAAGAAAGGGGTCAAAAATGACTCAACTAACAGAAACTCTATTCTCTACTATCGTGCATGAATACCACAATGGAGGCGTTAAGTCTTCTTATGGTTTAGATAAGGAAACTCGCCTAGAGTTGTTCCGCTACCTTATCCGTTCTAAGTCTTGCAATTGCATAAATTGCTTGTGATGTAAATCACATCAAATCCGTCTCAAAATTTGAGATTGGATTTGAAAATGTCAGACCCCTAATGTATAATTTCAGACATAACGAAAGGAAAACTAAATGTCAGCAAATGTCTATACTATCGAAAGCCTACTTGTAGGCAAAAACTACTACTCAAACACTTTGCAGGGAGAAATTATCTCAGCAGAAAAACACCCTCAACCAATTTGGTATGAAGGTTGCGAAACTTATCTTGTAGAGGTTTCACCTAATAGCGGTTATGGCACAACCTATCGAACAGTTGCCGTAAAAAATCCCGATTAAATAAAATCGAAACAGGGGCAGTTTCGTGAGTGTTCTCGCCCAATGTCGTAAGTAAGAACTCACACCAAATTTTTTAACGAAAGGAAAACTTAAATGGGATACATTGAAATTTTTAGACTTGATGAGCAAGGTGCGGGCTGGGTTGATTTATCTGAAGCAACACCCGCAGAAATGCTAGATTTAGAAATCGGACTATTTCAGGAAGGTGCTATCTAATGAACTTAGAAGAATTCAAAGCGCATGTGATCGCTCAGCGTGAAGCAAGCAAAGCGGAAGCCTTGTCAGTGCTATCTGCTACAATTTCAACAACAACAGGAAAGGAAAACTAATATGGGCAATATCTCAGAAATTATCGCCGTTGCATGTGATGAATGTGGCGGTGCGGGCTTCCTATTTTGGGGAGATGAAAACAATTATGATGTAGAGGCGTGTGAATGCGCCATAGAAGATTGGAATATCTAATGTATAAATTAACTATTGCATATGATGGCGAAAAGGTATCAACCCACCAATTTGCAGACGCTCTAACCGCCGTTCATACTTTTGACAAATGCTCAGACTATGGAGATGCAAAAGAATACGCAACTTATAATTTGTCAGAGCCTAATGGTAAAATGCACACTAAGAACTTCTATCGAAATGGAAAGGTTACACAAAAATGATGACACGCAAGGACTATGTAGCAACCGCCGAAATTCTAAACTATGTAAGCGACAAAACTCACCCAGCAGTTTTTTCTAAAATGGTTATAGATTTTGCGGAGATGTTTGCAAAAGATAATCCACGATTTAACCCAAATCGTTTTTATGAAGCAAGCAATTACAAAATTAAAAGTTTATCAAATTAAAAAAGAAAAGGACAGAAAATGAAAATACCAAATAAAGAAAGAATAAAAAAAGTTTTGGAGATTCGCCGCAGTAATGCGGCAACTCCAATTCCTTCAAAGAAAAAATATTCAAGAAAAACTAAACATAAAAAAACCGCTGTGGGCTCACAACGATTTTGGGATTAGTTGAATTTTCAACTAATTGCCCGCAAAAGCTGTGGGGGCAAGACCTGCTTTACGTCAAGTTACGACACGCCCCAGATTTTGTGAGATCAATCACAAAATTAATTTACGACACGCCGATACTCAAATGCAAAATGTCGGTGGCTTCGGCTATAATAGCGCTATCAACAAACGAAAGGTAAAAAATGATAGACACAACAAACTGGGCTAAATTCCCATTCGCAGTAGATGGCGTAGAATTCGTATCTATGCTTGACCCTAATGGTAGCATGTATCAGCAGGCTTCAAAAGTACCTACCCAAGTATTTAATTCTATGAACGAGGGCGCTATCCGTGAGTTAATCGGAAAAGTCTCTCTCATGTCTAAATCAGAAATTCAAGACGAGCTAGACCGTGTTAATGACGGCTTCGGTCAGGCTTACCTAGCCCTAGCGTAACTTGTCGGTGGGCTAGTGTATAATCTAGCCCACCACACAACGAAAGGAAACAAATGCTATCAACCGCTATCGAAGTATTAGACGCAACAAAAGAAAGTATTTTTGACGAGGACATAATGGGCATGGCAGGCGAACTACACACACGCCGAAATGAACTCTCAGATGAAATCTTTGCTAAATACTTATTTATGTATTCATCAGCAGTAGCCGCTAAAGTAGCAGATAGAGTTACTCAGGTATTGCTTACAAAAGAGCAACTAACAGAAATGCTAGAGGCACTAGATGAAATGGACAACCTATCCGAAACTATCTTAGAGGAGAACGAATAATGGGATACACAACAGCGCAAGACCTTGCTAACGAATTAGACTTAGAAGTAGCATTAGGTTATCACTTACAGGGTAATCATTACCCGCCCGTTCCGCTATCAATGGTCGAGCCTTGCATCGAGGCTATTGACGCTTATTGGGAAGAAGACTATAACCGAATGATCGAAATGCCTGAAGGCGTATCTTATCGAGGAAGTAACTACGCACCCGCTTCAGCCATAGTCGAACAGCACCACTTAGATGTGTGGCTACCTGAGTGTGATTAACCTCACACTAAATAAACTAGAAAATGTCGGTGGGCTAGTGTATAATACTCACCAAACAACAAACGAAGGAGAAAAAATGGAAATCGGACAGACATACACAACAATCAAGAGCGGTGTTACAGGCGTTATCAAGGCGGTTGATAATCACCCAAGCGGAGTTAATCGTATCTTGCTAGATGTAAATGGCAAAGAGCGTTGGACTTCTGCACCTGCTAACTAAATAAACAAACAGCAGGGCTCACCGCTTGTCGGTGGGCTCTGCTACAATAACAACTCAACCAAACAAACGAAAGGCACACAATGTCAAGAGCAATCACAGTAAAGGTGGCAACACCAAAGGTAATCAAGGCTTTGGAAACAAAGTTGGCAACAATCAAGAAAGACTATGCTGAGCAGGGTGCAAACGAAGCGAAGTATGAGAAGTCAAGAGAGAAGTGGCGTAAGGAAGTTCAAGATTTTGCTATTGCAAACATCAAGAAAGCAGAAAACTTCCGCACCAACTATCGCTCTTGGAACAACTCTCTCAATGTTGATTTTGATTTAATTGTAAAGGAAAGCGATTTCCCTAAAGAGCCTGAGCGTGATTTCACAATCATGCACCAGCACACATACAATGAAATTGTAGAGGACATCACAAATGCTCTCACAATTCTAAAGATGACAGATGAGGAAACAGTAAATGCTTCTACAATGAAGCAAATTGCTAAGTATCTCTAAATAATTAGCAGGGGGCTAGACAACCTCTAGCCCCCAATGCTATAATTCCTATCCCTACTAAAGAAAGCAACAAAATGAAAACTCGTTATCGTGTAGAAATCTATGATGATGTAAAGCAAAACGATATTACTATTCCAATGAACAATAAAATTAATAGAGACAAACTTGGCGAACTAGTTCGCAACAACTTGCATAAGTTTGATGGTGACATTCGTGCTTATCAGTATGACACAAAAACAAACAAGAAGACAGTTGCAATGTTATTGCCAATGAGTTTTTATAAGTAAGGAGAATTAAATGCGGTACTACTCAGCTTTGATGTCGACAGTAATGGGAGATGCAGAAGAACGTGCAGCTGCCCTGGAATATTTAAAAACAGTGGATCCTGAAATTTGGGATGATGTAGAAGAGGAGTAGGCCCGCAATAGCTGCGGGGTTTTCCACAGGCTTACGACAAGCTGTGGATAATTCCTGAAATTTGTGAGAATGATCACACGAGACAATTCGGACAAATGACTATCTAGACTAGTAAATGTCAGTCGGTTATGTTATACTCAATCCATCAATCAATCGAAAGGAAAAACATGGCTCACAATCTCGAAGTCGAAAATGGCGAAGTTGCTTTTGCTCTTCGTGGTGCCCCTGCATGGCACAATCTCGCTAACCGAATCTTCTCACAAGATGAGGAAGTTACAACCGCAACAATGCTTGAAGAAGCAAAGTTAGCAAATTGGAATGTTCGTTTATCTCCACTAACTGAGCACATTTCAGAAGAATGGAACGATGTTTCAAATGCTCAATTAGTTATTCGTGATAATCCATTCAATGGCGGAACTGATGTTCTTGCAACTGTTGGTAAGCGTTACAAGCCTGTGCAGAATGAAGAATTGTTTGCATTCGCAGACGCTATTCACGACGCCAATGCTGACTGCCGTTGGGAATCTGCTGGCTCTCTTAAGAAGGGCAAAGTTGTGTTCGGAACTGTAGATATTCCTCGCACAATGGTTCTTGACCCACAAGGCGCTAACGATGAGACAAAACTTTATCTTATCGTATGGACATCTCATGACGGGTCTGTTGCTGTTCAAGCAGCGGTTACACCTGTTCGTGTAGTTTGCCAAAATACTCTAAACCTTGCAATGAAAAGCGCAAAGCAATCTTTCAAGATTCGCCACACGCAATCTGTTGAAGGTCGCATTCAAGTTGCTCGTGAGACTCTTGGTCTTGCTCTTGGTTATTTCGATGAATTCGAAAAGCAAGCACAAGCACTCTACACTCAATCAATTACTGACGCTGAATTCTCAAAGTTGATTCAGACAATCTATCCTAAGCCTGAAAAGGATTCTAAGGGTGCGCTAAAGAAGTGGGAAAATAAGGTTGTTCTAATTGATGACCTTTATCATAACTCACCAACTAACGCTAACATCAAGGGCACAAAGTGGGGTGCATTCAATGCGCTAACTGAACGCCTAGATTATTTCCGCACATCTCGTGGAAATTCAGAATCCTTAATGGCGGGTGCAAGTGGTTTTGACCCAATCTTAACCGCAGAAAAAAATAAGTTGTATCGAATGGTTGCAACTTTCTAAATAAAAAAAATCCTGAGCAAGATTTAAAACTGCTCACCATTTGGTTCGTTAGCTTAGTTGGATAAAGCGCTACCCTGTCACGGTAGAGATCACGGGTTCAAGTCCCGTACGAATCGCATCTTAATATGTGAGATGGCCCCCAAAGGGTAAAGGCAGCTTGGATGTGTTACGAATCACAAATTAATTCCCTGAAAAGCTAGACATTTGTCAGTGGCATCCACTATAATAGCGCCATGTTCAAATCATATTGGTATGTATGTACAAACTGCGATGCATCTATCGAGGTGGTGTCCAAGGGAATTCATTTTCAGGACCCAACCTGTAATTGCAATGATTCTGCAGTTGTGTGGTGTCAGACCGATGTGGTAGAATCATCCACTAACCAAACGAAAGAGGAACAAATGGAAACAACAAACACTGCTCCATACTCATATGATGCCAATACATTGGTAACATATAAGTCAATTAATAATGGCGAGGTAACTTACCCTACAATAAAGGTAAATGAATTAGAGATTCATCTTGATTCATACCGTCGCCTGCAGGACCAGTTGGCAATTAGCAATGGACAGATTAGCAAGATTCTTGATAACTTGTCTGCCGATGGTTGGTACAACCCTAACTATGAAAAGTCTGAGGTTCTTAACGACCTATGCGAAATCCTTGGTCACGAGCCAAAGCAAACAGTTACAATTACTGCAACTGTAAATGTCGAAGTATCTTATGATATCCCTCTAGAAGAGGTTGAAGACTTTGATGCCCGTTACTTCTTGCAAGACAATCTAACTGTAGATTCATGGCATGGAGACGTTATCATTGAGTCATTCGATGTTGAAGATGCGGATGTAAATTACTGATGTATTTTGAATTAACTGCTCCATCTCAGTTGGCCCTGAAAAGGGCCTTCTGGGATGCCGAGATAACTGGACTAGACCCTCAATTAATTGGACCATTGACTTTCAATATTGGAACTGGTAGTATTGAGAAGGTAAGTCGCATTAGAGATAAGTTTAATTTAAAAGAAACTTATTTTAGCGAATATGAAACAACAGGTTACTAGGAGATAAAATGTCTGACTACAGAGATGGTTTTGATGACGGGTATAAGTTTGCTCGTGAGGAAATTATTGAGAAGTTACGGGAGATTGATATTCATGATATCGATACCTGGTTGCTTGACCGTCTTGCAGATATGATTGAAGGGAATAACCTATGACAACGGAAGATCTAAATAGATGGATTGGCTGCGACCAATGTGGTTCCGCCCAAGCTATGTATTTAATTAAACTATTAGATGGTGAGCTAGCTTTCTGCGGGCACCATTATAATAAAAACAAAGAGGCCCTTGACAAGAAGGCCTACGAAATTATACAATTGAATAAGGTAGAAGAAACAACACAACTAACAGAAATGGCGGAATAAAATGGGTAACAGAGCAAACTTCGTATTTGTACAACCAAATGGAGAATCAATCGTTCTATATGGACACTGGGCTGGTAATCAAATGCTTGCTAATCTAGCAGAGGCTGTAGCAAAGGCACAGCCACGTTGGTCAGACCCTTCATATGCAACACGTATTGCTATCAGTCACATGATTGGCGAGACATGGTCCATGGAAACTGGATGGGGCTTGCATGTAAATGAGATTGGCGACAACGAGCACAAGATTCCCGTAATTGATTTTACACAGCGGACGTTCAGTCTTCATCAGGAAGATGACTTCCGAAACACGGATAACAAAGTTCGTGGAATGAGCAATGAAGCAATCTTTACACAGGACCTCGCAACGTTCTGTGAGAAGTACTCAGACTCACCTCTTCTTGCTATGGTATAATATAAAAGGGCCTTGCCTTGGCCCTTCTTATATCAAGGTGCGGCTATTAGGTTCAAACCCAGTCGTTAAATAAAGCGGGATGTTTCCTTTCGTTTCTACCCTGCAGCCTTATAGGTCCCCCTTTCGAGGGGGACCTTTTCTTATGCCCGCAAAAACAGAGGGTACATTATCTCTTTTACGGAGTCAATAGAAATTTGCCTGAAATTTGGTGATCTTGACCACAAAGCTGGAAAATGTGGTGTGAAACACACCAATAATGTATTCCATTTGTCGGTGGTCTGATATATAATTGGGTCATATCAACGAAAGGATATTAATATGCCAAACTGGGTATATAACACATTAACAATTCAAGGACCTAAGTCTGAGATTGATTATATCAAGGATAGACTTAATCGTCCATTTACATTAGCACAAGAGACATTTGGTATGGGTGATATTTCATCTATGGGATTCCCCACCAAAATTGAACAGGTTGAATATAATAATCCTGTCTTTGCTTTCTTCAACATTCATTCATATAAGGATGACGGCATTACTGATGAGGAATATGCCTGCCAGCCTTCACGTGGTGGTATTGATACTAATGACCCTGATTGGTTCCGCAAGTCTGTTGAGTTTGCTAAAACTCAGAAAGATTGGTATTCATGGAACAACTCCAACTGGGGAACTAAATGGGATGTGGCTGTCCGTGATGAAGATGAATATCCAAACACAGAACTAATTGAATATAAGTCTGAGGGCGATGACAACTGGCTTGTATATAAATATGAGACTGCATGGTCTCCTGCAATTACAATTCTAACTAAACTATCTAACATGGTTCCTAACTCTCTCCTTACATTGGAGTATGAAGAAGAAACAGGCTGGGGCGGAGAATATGAGATTGTCCGTGGTGATGTAAAAGAACTAATTAGTTATGAAACACGTTGCTATGCTTGCCAATCTTATGATTGTGTTGAGTATTGTGAGAATGACTGTGGTCAATTCTGCTCTGAATGCAATGAGGGTTCATGGCGAGATGAAGAGGCTATGGCAGAATGTCAGACCCATATGTTATTATTGGAAACTACAGAAAAGGTGGAAGCATGAGTTTCTTAGAGAATGAAAATCAAATGGTAATAGACGCAACTTATCAAGAGATTGGAGAAATGCTAGTCGAAGACTGGGTTAATTCCAATTTAGATGAAGGGCAACTGTATGCAGATTTTAGATTTGCAGAAATGGCAGATAACAATTACTTAAAGGGTAGGTTTAATCTATTCTATGATTTAAAACCAGGGGACCAATACTATCTAGAATATGATGAGGAGGCATAATGTTAGGTTATGACTTAGAGGATTTAAATATAATGATCGATTCATTAGAAGAAGTTATTCAGATTGAAGAATCTTCTCAGACCCCTTCAATTTCTGATAGAAATCTAGGCGGACTTAAAACAAGTTTATCGTTCTTACAAGGCCTATGGGCAGAAGGGTATTTTGACTAATGCACGAACATAAATGGGAATGCTCAGATGTACCAGGTGTATTTACCTGTACCTGCCAAGCAGCAAGATATTATGATAGATTAACTCAGAGATACGAGGTAGTAAATGTCTAATCAATTAATCGAATACATGGGACTACACCTACTTAGTTTAGAACAAGATAGGGAAAAGCTTTCTGATGAAATGGATTTATTTGAGGAGCAGGAGTCAAATGAGTTCCGTTCTCTTGATTATGAGTATAATCAATTAATTGGACAAATTGAGGCAACCCGTCATTTATTGTCAGTGGCACAAGATATAATGGAGGCATGATGAATACTACTACTCTTGAACCCCGCCTGCAAAAACTAATAGACCTTGGTGAAGCAGGCACAGACATTCTTCATGGTGAATTGAAGAACATGATGTATGAATGCGAGCAGGTCCTTGTGCCTCTTCTGCAGAACTCAAATGAGTTGGGCTCAGATGAGAATTACGATGACACTGTGGAGCGGCTGTACAACGAAGGCTACATGGACGCCTTGACTGCTGTATATACATTAACCTATCAACTAGCATTTGCAATCAACGAAAGGGCAAAGAAGAATGGCTGAAATGGACCTACAAGAACGCACACGTATGCTTGATGTATATCGTGACATCGAAGATATCATTGAAAAGATTAGCATACTTCCTGTCGGCCAACCCCTGGTTTGGGTATATGTTTGGGATGTGACCAGGGACCTCTACAGGGATGTTCAGGAGGGCGGATATGATGAGTACTGCGTCACAGTTGATGAGGAAGAACTCTGGAAACTGTTCTGGACACAGGCAGACAAGAACGGGTTCTCCCTTGAATACGGAACAGAGGACCTGTTTGAATCTGTACGGGACTGGATGATTGATCAGGGAATCATGGAAGAATTAGAGGAGGACGAAGATGAAGACATTTAGAGTCTTTGGGCGGAAGTTCCAAGATTACTGGGTAGAGGTAGATGCTAAAGATGAATACCAAGCTATAGATATAGCAAATAGCCTTGAATCTCACAAATGGAACAAAATGGACATAGACGACATTATCGAAGCAACAGATGTATATCTAAATGATGATACATCAGATGAATATCCAAGTATGGAATCAGGGATTATTGTGGGGGGCAAATAGCTTCCTTACGGGGTATTGACAAAATTCCCCGAAACAATATATAATAAAGGTGATCAATAGAAAGGATCCAAAATGACAACAACAACAAAGCGAGCATATCTAAAGTCCAAGGGAATCACAGTCGGAGCCCGTGGTCGTTTCTCTGGAGCTGCAAAGACAGCTATCCAGGAGGCAGAGAAGAGCGGAATTAATTTCATCTCTGAAGCTGCTGCACGTAAGTCATCATCAAACAACTAAATAATTATTCGGTGGGGCTGGCGCAAAGCCAGCCCCTCTGATATAATCCAAAGGGAGGCGGAATATGACAAAAGAAGAAAAACTAGCAAACGATATAGCAAACTTAGTAGAAGACCATTGGTTCAATCCTGCCACAGTTGGACGAATTCTAGCAAATCAACCATACTACACAATCGATAGAGTTATGGAGGTCGTTGCGTGGGTTATCGAAAAGCAGGCGGGAAGACACGATGACGAATTATCCAAAAATCAACCTAGTTCAGAAGGTCTTTGGTTAGCCAAAGAACTAGATAAAGTAATAGATAGATACAAAACCAAATATGTATTTGAGAACATCAAGTTGCCTTAATTAGATATATATCTACCCAAATTATCCACAGGTTTATCCACAGCCTGTGGATTTTTTGTGTGCAAATTAGGGGCAGACTTTCCTCTTTACGACAAGCTATAAAAAATCCCAGAAAGTTTATGCAAAATGGATCAAAACAATGTAAGAATAATTAATTATACATATATAATCTCACATAATGAGATCAAAATCTGTCAAAATGTGGGCCAAATTTCTCCTTTACGGAGCATAAAAATATAGGCCAAAACTCTTGACAATGTGGGCAAAATATGCTCTTTACGAGAGCTATTGACAAATCCTGGAACATTTGCTATATATGGATCAAAGTGGAGTAAAGTGGAGCATTATGGAGTATTTATATAGGGGTGTCCCATATCATGAGATATAATGTATATATAAATAAATAGTAATCAATCAATTATTGATAGTAATAATTTTCTATGGATATACTCTAACATAGCTCTAAAAGGCTCTAGAATGGCCTATAACGAGAGATAATTTAGGCGGGGATCTAAGATATCAATCCCATGGACCATATTTGGCCTTATGGCTTCCTAGCCAGTACATGGCAGATTTGCCACATGGACACTTTGGTTCTAGATCAATATCTATCTCAGTCTCAATACTCATTATTGTCGTACAGTGATTACATTTAAATATGTATTTATTCATTTCCCTAGTATTCTCCTTATTAGATCTATGGGTTTAGTTGGGTCTTCATCTGGCAACCCCCCATATTTATGTAATAGCTTCAGCAGTATACCAGCTATGAATATATCATCTGAATATGCCATCCAGGGAAACATTATATCAAATAAGTCTATAGGGATAGATATATATATTACGCATGCCACCGCCACAATTTTGACCCATAGTGGTGAGCGTTTAAACTGCTCTCGATAGGGCTTTGTGGCTGATTTGAAGCGTTCTTTCAATTAGCTTGCCGTATTAAAATTAAAGTGTTTCTTGCAAACTGAGATGACCTTATACTCTATACAATCAAAGTATTCGCTCTTATTCTCACAATAGTAGCATTTCTCTACTCTTTGTTTATTCTCCTCACGGATCTTATCAAGATATGGGTTATCGCCATACCTCTTCTGTCCCCGCTCAAATATATTACCCATTTTCCTCAACCTTTTGTTTACATTTAATGCAAACACCATTTTCATACTTATGAGTACAAAGGATCTTCCCCATATTAGGACGACCTGGGTCGTGCATAGGGACATAATTGCCTAAATTATTGCTCATGGTAACTTCCTCTTAAGATAATGAAAAATGACATTTGCCGATAATATTGCTATCAATACTTCAATTATATCATATGGATTCATCGTTCTCCTCTTCATCGTCCGCCCATAAAATTTCAGATATCTTGTCAAATAAATTTGATGTATCTTCATCTAATAAAACATTCTCAATCTGCTCCAATTTATTATAGGCCTCATCCCATAAGCTCTGAAACGAAGTATTCATGCGAGATAGATTTCCAATTTGAATTTGATAATCTTTAATTTGGTCTATATAATATTGTCGATCATATTCTAGTTGAGCAATTTTAGCATCTGTATCTTTCTTTAAATAGTCATATTGACCTGATACTTGCCAATATTTAAATGGCACGAAGATACCAAAATATATGATGGCAAAGGTTAATAGCCATTCCATCAAATGGTCTCTTCTTCCGCCGCACTTTTGCCTGTCACTATACGGGCATCAAATATAAAGTCTTGTACTTTATCTTGAATTTGTGGATCTTCTTTCAATGTACCCTTATTTCCTTTATGAGATCCATCACAATAGGGGAATTTTCTGCTCTTGTGGCAATGACACATGGCTGGCATTACTTACCGCCTTGTCTCTCAACCTTAAAGCCGTCTTCTCTGTCGTAGAGTACCCAGTCCATAGAAACAATATTAAATGCCTCGTTGAGGGCTTTCATTACCTCATCTAGGTCTAGCTTGCCACAGGTATATAGGTCGAACTGAAGTAGTCCTGGCTCAACCTGATCCCAAATATGAAACGCAATATGGCTAGTCTCGATCATGACAATGGCTGTAAGTCCTGAGTTGCCTTCTGCGTCGTTATCTACAAACTTAGCAAATGGCCCCTTAATAATCTTCATATCAATACGATTAACTAGATTAGTTAGAAAGTCGATTGCTACTTGCTCATCCCGCATAGGCTTTGATACCTTTGCGTTTACTAATAGGTGCTTATGGTAAATCATTTATTCTCCTTTTTAATAAGTCTCCAGGCATCTCCCGTTTCTGGGTCTTCCTGCCATTCTGTAAAGTACCAATATGGGTGTCCATTCTCATCATAGTCATCCCAACCTTCTCCACTCATATCAAGATCAAGTCTATAAAACGTACCAAATTTATAATAAATTGGCCAAGTTAAAGAATAAATCTTTGCATGAATCTTGTACTTAATTCCGTAATCTTCATCTTCGTCCATGCGAGCAGCTTTTAGGATTGACCATCCTACAAGTTCTCCACATAGATTAGCAAACCAACGTAAGGGAAGAATGTTGGTTTTATGTTCTCTCATCGCCGCACTTTCCGCCTTTCTTATCTATTTTATGATACATCCAGAGTATTTACCATTGTCACATAGTAGAAGTGGAGCCTTTTTAAATCTTTTACAAAAATGAAAAAATGCATCACTTAGGTTTACATCATCAGTTGCTAGGATTCCGCCGTCATTTAGCATCTTCCATGCAAGATCATACTCAAAGCTTTGATTTTGATATGAATGGTTTGAATCATGGTAAAACATATCTATTTTACCTATTTTATTCATCTCCATAGTAAGATATCTTGGTGATTTAATTAAGATAAGATTAAACTGTGGATCATTCATAAGTTCGGTGGATTTAACTATTGGATCAGTATCAAAAGAATAAAGCTTTGAATCGTTTAACCCTAATTCTTTAAATGAAGAAAGGATTTGCTTGGAGGATACTCCATTTCCAAATCCAGTTTCTACAACTACTGAAGGTTTAAATTCTTTTACTAATAAATCCAGCATCTTTAATGTTTTAGGACCAGAATTATAGTATAAAGGAAAGAATTCTCCTTGTTCTAATAGCGGGTTATTGACTGGATTTTTTAAAGACTTTATTAAATCTTCTGGCTGATCAAAATACATTAGTCCCGATGATATATACTCATCTAAACTTATAAATTGCATCTACCGTTCCTGTCTCATAAATACAACATGGATATAGATAACTCTATATCCATGTTGTGCAGTTTAATTACTCTGATACTGCTGGAAGGTTCTCGTGGAACCATGCTGGTGCATCTGGTGTATTGCGAACATAATCAAATGTTGCCTCACCATTTAGGTTGCCCTCTTCATCCTTGCGGACAAATCGGCTGTTAGCTTCGTCAAGCTCCCATGTACCAATTGCGTCTGTGAAATTGCTCATTATTTTCTCCTAATATATATTAAGGCTTCCGCCTTGCATGCTATATCATTATAGCATTTAATAACCGCCAAGGCAATAGCTCCTTGTATGCTTTAATCTATTTCTTTTAAAATCTTTTTGTGTCAATGCTATAAAAGGCTCTCCACAACAACCGCATTCTCCTAGCCAGATACGCTCAAAGAAGTCATAGTACATCCATTTATTTCTTTTGTTTTGGGGCACTGTCTGTTCCTTCAATAATCATATCAATAATTGCATAGCAGTCACAGTTACCATATCTACACTCGATCATTCTTAGATTATATCTACGTAACTCTCCTTCGGCTGCTAGCAGATGCTGTTCTTGAATTAAACCTGCAATTCTTTCACGCTCTCTTTTTTCCGCCTTTTTACATCCATTACATGGACACTTCCAAGTACTTTTTTGATAAATAACTTGATCTCTTGGATTGCTAGTTTCTCTTAAATGTGAAGTTTCGGCTGCTTCTAGGTCCATTACTCTGCCAATTCTCTTGGAACCATAGACTTACAACGCTTACAATAATCATAGGTTGAACCAGTAAATGGACATTTTCCAGCTGGTATAAAATTGTGTGATTTAAACAAACATATTAGTCGACTAAACATGACTTAATTTTACATTAAACAATTAGGATTGTCAATGGCTTTGTGATAATTTAGGTGTTATTATATTGTTTATGAATGAATTAGAGTGGATTGTTTTATTCGGTGCTGCAACTGGATCTCTTGGTTATTTATTTTCAATAGCATACAGACTATCTAAAACTTGGTTTAAGTTTATCGAGGACTGGAACGGTTCAGAAGAAGAGCCAGGAATTGTTGAAAGATTAAAACAAGGTGATCAAAGATTTGACAAAATTGAGTCTGAAATCGCAGTAATTAAATCTGAGTTATTCACAAATGGCGGATCAAGTATGCGTGATGCAATTAATAGAATTGAAAAAAGTACTACAAAGCCTGCAACTAAAAAGGTAAATCCAAAGTAATATCTACAGCATCATCAATATTATATTCATGCTGTTTTGTACAATCACCACATTTTTTACACATAATTAAATAAACCCCCTTTCGGGGGTTTATCCTTATACTTTCTTTGGTCTGCCTGTTCTCTTTGGAACGTTTGTGGTTTCTCTTCGGATACCGTGTTTATTAGTATCTACTTTGATACCTGATCTAAACTTTCCTTGTGAAGGATTCTTTCTTCCAGCCTCTCTTGAGGTTACTGCACCTGATGGCTGGTTGTTCGGAGGAGTTTGCATCCCTGTACCGTTATCACTCATTAATAAATCTTTCTCTTTGTTCTGGTGTTGCAGTCATCTTTAATGTTAGTCCTGCATCTCCATCTCTAGAGACATCATTAAGTCCAACATTAACTACGCCTGTTTCGCTACCGACGCTCTCGCATCCGCATTCAACGCACATATTACTTACCGCCGTTGTTTAAACCAGATCCATCTTGTGAAGACTTGTCTTGTGCTGCTGGCCATGAAAGGCCTGCTCCAAAATCTCCACCAGAAGCTGGTGACTGTGACTGTGCGTCCCAAGGTGTTGTTCCTGCTGGCTTACGATTTGCTGTGAAGCCGTCTAAGTTTAATCCGTCTGACATTTTATTTCTCCTATAGGTTTGTATTTAGATGGGTCTAGAAGTCCATCCATTAAACCATTATATCATTTTTTATATTTCTCGTTATAATGGTCTGCACAGATCTCTATAAATTTTGTCTCTGTGGTGGTTAAATGGGTAGCTGAATTATCGCAACCAGTTATTTCGCAGTTACTTTGAGCCATTAGCCTTTACTCTGCTATATCCTGTTTTCTTTTTATTCATAGATCCTGGAGCCTTTCCAGCTGGATTCTTCCAGTTGCTTCGCCTAATCTCTAGGGATTTGGCTATCTTATCTAAATGCTTTGCCATTACTTTACCTTCTTTCCAAATTTAGCCCATGCTCTTTCATGGATATAGTATCCAATAGCTTCCCACCCAATATAAATTAGAGCACCTAGGCTTGCGTATTCCCATTCTCCAGTAAATACATAGATAACTCCAGCTACTCCAACTAAATGGAATGTCTCCCAGCTAACTGTTTTTAATAAACTTTTCTTACTTGATTCCATAATCATCATACTCCCATACTGTCTCTTTTATATTTTTCAGGCTTTCAACTGAAATCTGTGTTTCTTGAATATTAAATAATTCCATATCTGGGTTAGTGTCTCTTGTAAAATTAGACATATCTCCATAGAACGATATTACATTATATCTATTCCCAGATTTAACTGTATTTACTTCGTGAGGTACGTCTTTATTCCCTTCAAAGAAAATAAATGTTCCTGCTGGTGGCTTATAAGTAAAATCTTGGAATGGAAAGTAAAGCTCTCCACCTTCATAGTCATCGTTTAAATAAAGAAGCCCAGACCTATCTTCTCTGTTAAATGGTCTAGGCTTTAGCTTGTTGTCGAATGTTTCATACCAATTGTCCATATGCAAGGTATTCCTTGCTCCCTGTACCATTTTGCTAAAGAACATGCTCTTGACATAGTATTCGTTTTTATAATGATCAGATATAGTTTTTTGCATTCTGTGACCTAGTCCAGATAAAACATCTAATCCTAAATTAAAGTTTGGAAACTCATCATATTCAAACATATCATTATTGTTGCTTAAGCCTTTTGAATAAGAGTTTCTGCTAAATGATGGACCGCCAATAATTCCGCCTCTTGCGGTTTCTTCCATTCTTTCTTTAAAAGCAGTGGTTAAAAAATTACAAGTATCTCTATGAAGATATCCTTCTATGATAAATATTTTATTATCTATAGATCTAATCATGAATCCTTCTTGTCTGACCCAGATTGTACATAATTTACAATATATTTAAGTGTCAGTTCTGAGTTCCAATTTGGAGGCAGTACAAGGCTTAGCAAAGCCCTAACTATATCTGATCTTACTTCTGCTTCTATTTGATCTCTTGTTATTTCGCTCATTTTTTCCTTTGTAGAAAGGGAGGGAGAATATCTCCCTCCCTCTATTATACAATTTGTTACTTCTTTAAAGCAACCTTAGCTTTTGGATTCTTTGCATTCCACTTCTTAGCAAGGGCGTTATACTCTGCCTTGTAAGCTGCCTTTGCAAGATCCGCTGCTGCTGTTGCTGCAACCTTTGCTGCTGCTGCATCGGCAAGTGCCTTTGCTGTTTCAGCCTTTGCTGCTGCAAGCTCTGCTGCTGCAGTTGTTGCTGCTGCTGCCTTTGCAGTTGCTGCTGCCTGTGCATCAAGTGCACGTCCAGCCTTTTCTGCTGCAAGAGCTGCGTTAGCGACTGCAAGTTCTGCAACCTTTGCTGCAAGTTCTCCTGCAAGGTCACGTACTGTAATTGTTGCATTAACTGCACCAACTGGCGCTGATAGGCCTGTTACTGCTGTTGCAACTGTTGCGTATGCTGTGACAACAACTGAACCTGAAGCAGGAAGTGTTACTGCCTGCTCCTTTGTTCCAAGTGTTGCTGTTGCTGTATCTGTTGTAAGCGCTGTTGTTGTTGCAACACCATTTGAAGATACTAATGTATTAATTGTCGCTCCACCCTTTGGGTTTCCAAATACATCGAATCCAGATACTTTAAGTGTTGCTACTGTGCCTGCTGCTCCTGATGCTGGTGCAGTCAAAGCGATTGAGTTTAGGGCACCCGCTGTACCCTGTACATAATAAACTGTTGTAGTTCCGCCACGTGTGATCGATACAGATCCTACTGCTGAACTCTTTGTGTAGACATAAAAGTCTGCTGAATTTCCAGTTCCTGTTGAAATTGAAAGTGTTGATGTTCCACTTGATGCAGTTACTGGTGCTGATGCTGTTGCAAGAGCAGGTACGATTGTTGCATTAGTTGCAACTGCTGATACTACAGTTCCTGTGTCTAAAGATGTCACAGCAATCTTTAATGCATCTGCTGCATCGATACTGTTGTCTGCTGGCACTGGAAGTGATACAGGAGTTCCTACTACTGTTCCACCTGTTGCTGCAGATCCCGCTACCGTTAGGGTAACAGTTCCAGCATTAGCCTGAGCTGCTGGCGATACAAGCATTGTGCTAGTCAGGGCTGCAGCGATGATTAGCGATACTTTAATCCAGTCATTAAAGATTAAATCCATTCGGATAGCTCCTTTAACAATTTATGTTTTGGCATTGCGCCATTAATTGTTTTGACTGGCTTTCCATCAACAAATAATACCATAGTTGGGATTGATTGTACAGAGTATTCCTGTGTTTTTTCTGTATTCTCATCAATATTTAATTTTCCAACCCATAATCCATATTCATCTGATATCTCATCAAGAATTGGAGAAACTAAATTACATGGGCCACACCATGGTGCCCAAAAATCAACCAATATTTTCCTATGATTAATTATTGTATTATCAAAATTTTCGTCAGTTAGTATCATTGTACCTCAGAGTGTGTTGGCCAGAAATAACTGCATGTGTCGCAGCATGTGTATCCAAGATCTCTATAGTCAGAATATTCATTATAGAAATAATACTTTTCTGGGTCCTTTTCATATAGTCTCCCCTTATGGGAGTAATGAAGCTTTTCATTCCCAAGCCACCAAGGTCTGTCTGATTCTAAACCCATAAAATGCTCAGAAAAAATTTGATCAAAAACAATCTGTGTGCTGTTCTTGTATCCACGTAGAATTATATCACGAATTATGGCTTCATTATATAGGAATAGCCAGTCTTCATGTCCACGCCACATTTTAACTGCTGGATGGTTTCTCCAAGCGCCAGTTTCTCCATAAAGTCCCGCAAGAGATTTTAGCACTTGCAGATTTTCTACACTTTGTTTAATTAATCTTTTACGATCAAGAGCTTTTGCTGTTTCTTGAAAGTCCGCCTCTGGTAAGAATGTTTGCATGTGCTTATCCTACTAATTAGATGGAGGATTGTCAACAGGCTTTAGCTGTTCTGCCTCTTGATTAAATCTATCCATAAACATCTTAATCACAAAGATTGCAGATTCTGATGCGTTGGTGCTTACCGCAGCAAGATTCTCTTCTGTTCTTTCCTCTTCAGGTAAAGCGTTAGCCCATTTTTGGAATAACGCCTTCCCACAATCTTCAATGATACCTTCTAGAATAGTTATTTCTTTATCCATTTAACGCTGCTCCTAAATTAAATAGCTTACCGCTGACCTTTGAGTTAGTAACATTTGAAGATGTTTTAATAATTAAACTATAAAGATCAGAGTAAGATAGGTGTGGCTTTGATGACTTTAATGCAATCCAATTAGATGCAGCAATTTGTGCTGCAATAGATGTTCCTGCTGCATTAATGATTTTATTTCCTGGAACTTCGACCCTTGTTTGACCTAAAGAATAAAAATCTAATAGGTTAGCATCATAGTTAGACCAAATTGCAATTGCACCAGTATTGTCAGTTCCGCCAACTGCAATAGATGATGGAATACAAGCAGGCCAATTGATTCTTGTATAATTTCTGTCATTTCCTGCTGGGAAAAATACAGGGAGCCCAGATGATGTGGCGCTATTTACAACCTGCGTAAGAGGTCCTGATGCTGGGCAGTAATCGCCTGTTTTATTATAGTTAGAGTTTCCTTGTGACATTGCTACTGCTTGAATGTTTAGCCTATCTTTGTTTGCAATAACCCAAGACAAAGCATTTGCAATCGAGTTTTCTGGCACAAGCTGTCTGCGACCATCTAAAGTATTTCCTACAATTCTAACAAAAACAATACCCATATTTGGGTTTGCGTTTGCTGCTGCTGATGCCATCTGTGTTCCATGATCAAAACCATTCTTGGTGATTAGATTTAATGGTAGAGTGGCTGCTCCTTTTCCTTCCTGGAACTGTGTTCCATTTGGACATGAATTCCATGCTAGGATACAAACTTCATAAACATTACGATTCTTCAAAGAAGAAACAGAGGTATCAATTGCTGTATCTAAGATTGCAATTGAAGGCTGTACAGTTTTATTTTTAACTGTATTTGCGGCTTCCGCAGAAGCAATAGGTGTGGCAATAGTTGCCGATAATAAAATAGCTAGTAGTTTTTTGTTCATGTATGAATTTTACTAAATGTGTACAGCTTTTGTCAATAGCCTATTCTGACTTATTTTTATACCACTTGCCAGATTCTAGATTAGGCATCTTTGCTTCATCTTCAACTAATACCTGCAGGATGCTTAAAATAATCTCTACATCTTTTTGAAGCTCTAAAACCTGAAGCTCTAGTAGCCTTAATCTTTCAGACTTTCTCATTTATATCTCTTTATCTACTGGTGTTGGAGCAGTTGCTAAGCTTCCACAGCTTGCACATTCCATGTCCAAAAAGTATTGAACTATTTCAAAATCATTAAAAATGACTTTTAGATTAAATACGTTACACCCACAAACACATACATGAGTAGGGGTTCCTCGTAAGTCCATTGAGTTGTCATAGTTGTCTGGCTTAAGTGACAGTATGCTTTCTGGATCCATGTTGTCTTCTCTTATAATGTCTTCTTTGTTAACGACCACCAGCATATTATTTTTTAAAAAACTAGAGATCTCTTTAACACCTATTAACACTAATAGGGTGGCAAACGAGTAGTAAAGCCACGTCATATTGCTATTATACTCTAGACTTCAATAATTGTAAAGGGAGCTCTTACGCTCATCATAAACTTAGATGCCGCCTCTAAAGCCATTCTAACACGCTTACGAGGAGTTTTAATCAGGCTGGTTGAGTGTAATGATCCAAGAGCTAATTGCTGTCCGCTGCCTTCTGCCATATAATCTACATCGGCTTCTGCTATATGGAAGTCGTAGTCCATTGTAAATATTCTTCCAGTTCCTGCTACTGAGATAATAAAGACTCCGCCTTCATCTCCCTCTTCTGTATTGCTTCCAAATCTTCCATATCCATGTTCTTGAAATGCAGCCTTAACAGATTCAACAAACTTGGTACGCATAAATTTGTCTAAATTTTTAAATGAGGCTGTAGGTTTGTACAAAGGTGGAGTCCAGTTGTACTGCAAAATCTGACCCATTCTAAAACTATCACAGAAAGCAATACCATATTGCCCAACTTTAAAAACTTTTGGATCAGTTCTGTTTATGATAAGTCCAGTTTTTTCATCTGAGGCAGCAGAATCTCCTCCAAGATAAACTTTATTTCCAACGGCAAGGGCTACTATGCAGGTCATAGATACAGTATACTATTTATAAAATTCAGAGTCTAGACCATTAATTCTGAGGCTGATATATCATTGCCGACATATCGCCTTTTAAGAATAAAATCACGGACATATTCTGGTCCTTTTTGCCTTCCAGCCAATATAATGGTCCATCTTGGCTCAAATTTTGAATTTATGCAGGTTTCACACATTAATAAATTAATTGGTAAAAGGGTAGACACTTTAACATTTAATTTGTGCTTGCTCTTATTGCATGAATAGCATGTAATTTTTTCCATTAATTATTCCTCTATATGGGTAAAAACAATTTCGTCTAAAATTGTAAAATCTTCATTGTCGATCAACTCTTCGTAATCAATCCCATCTAGCTTATACCTAATTACTGAGGCAAAAGCACCTAATGTGTCTATTGTACCACATGTCTTAAGGCTGTGGATATAGACACAAAGTATGTGATCATAGTATTCTTTCACTGGGCTTCCCTTCCAGGACACATCTGACCCCAAATGATTCTAAAGTTCTTTTAACTTTATCTATATAATCAATTACCATTTCTTTTTTAGTTCCATGATATTGGATAAAGTTATCTTCGTAAAGCCTAATAGCCAAAAATTCTGGGTACTTGACTATATCCATCTGTAAATCATGGACTGGCTTGTTTATTTCTCTTATTTTTTGAGCCATCTCTTTTGTATAAAACACTGGTTTGTTTGGCTCACCTGTCCAAAGATTTATACCATGCTTAAAATGATCAGTACTCATGCTTTTGCTTCATAATTTTCCATGTTTCTGGAGTCTTATGAACATTCCTTGCTTTATCTATAGATCCTGAATTTAAATATACTCCACCCCAAACTCCATACTCATTGTTATCAATACCAGATTGATAACACATGCTCATTACTGGGCAGGCGAGGCACATTTGATCGATATTATTTGCTACATTAATATCTGATTCGTATTTTTCATAAAATAAGTTCGTATCCATACCTCTGCAAGCAGACAGGTGATACCACTCAAAATCTTCTTTATCTATTCCTAAATCATCTAAAATATTTGACATACTTGCCTGAGAGTTTCCATAGTCCTTGATTATTTACAGATACTATATCTGCTGTTCCCCAGCTATTATTTTTAAATAATCCCTTTGTGCTAGTATACCCGCTAATATTTTTTTTCCATATAACTAAATCATAATTATTCCAAAAAGAAATTTGATTTTCTTTGTTATACTTATTAATAAATACTTCTACACCCTTTTGTGTCAGAACTATCACTATTTTCCTAACTGTATTCCGCCACTTAGTATAATTGTATAGTATTTTAGCTTAGTTTGTCAATACTTTTTGGAGAAAAAGTTCCATTCCATAAAGACTTTTCAACTTTTTCTACTGGTACACAATTTGGTACTTTACGACCATTTTTTTCTTTCATTCCAACCTGCTTATACCCAGACCAGCAAGCCTTTTGCATGTTATCCCATTTGTCTTCATCTTCGTTATCTGATTCATAAGACTTACTCATGCATTCTTCACAGTCTTCACAGCTTGTATTATTTGCCTTACATGTTTCGCAACCACAGTCTTCATATGCTTTGCTAACAGGCCAGTTAATTTGATTCTTCATTGGGTCCCCAACAGGTGCTGGATTTGATTCATTAGAATCTTCAACTTCCATTTCAGAAGAATCTGATTCTTCTTCATCCTCTTCTGGGGTTTCGATCATAGCCTCGATTGCTTCCATTAAGTATTCAACTACAGCACCTAGCTGTTCTTTTGTAACTTCTGGACGCAAAGCCTTTGTAATCTCTACATCGTCTTCAATTTCTACTACTGTGTCTACTGGATTAATTACATCGTCTAGGATGTCCTTGATCTCTTCTACTAGCTCCGTTGTTGTTAATGACTTCTTCATATTCTTCTCTCTTTCTACAATTTTTCTAGACCAAGAGAATCCTGCATCGCCACCCCAAGCAAGCCACATGATCTTTCCGTTTGAAGGATTTTCTGCGTTGTCCCAGTCTTTACCCTTTTTATCAACCTCATGGCGTGAAAAGAAAGAATACATACGCTTAACTGTAGATAAGCTTAATGTTTCGCCTCTTGCAAGTTGGCCTGCACGAGTCCAGCCAACTGCAGTTCCTGCACCCTTTGCCTTGCCTTGCTCTTTTAATTTAATAGCACGACGGGCTGCTGATTGCATTCCTGATGTTGGCTTGTATCCTTCTTTTGCCATATTACTTCTCCCTAACGTTAATTACTTTAACGCTTTTAACTTCTTCATCTATGCCAAAAATATCATTTGCATAATCTATTGCATCTTCTTCGCTAAACGCTTCAACTTCTGCATTTATTTCAAGTTTAATGCTGTAGGTGTTCATTATTTACCGCAGGTTGGGCATGCTCCGTCAGCTGTTGATGCTGGCTTTGCTGCTCCTCCAGATTTAAATTTAGGACGACCAAACCCTACGATTGAAACCTGAACTCCTGCTTTATTTTTCTTAAAAGCACGAAGTTGCTTACAAGCTTCTCCGCCATTTCTTTGGCTTCCTGATTTCTTTGAAGAAGTATTTCCTTCAATACACCAAACTGTTCCGTCTTCATTATCTTCAATAACAATTCCTACGTGAGAAATTCTATCGACACCGTCTGAAGGGAAATCAAAATAGGCAATATCTCCTGGCTCTGGATCTGCAATATCTCCATCAATCCATGCACCAGCCTTCTTAAATGCTGCTGCGCCACCTGGAGTATAAACTGTATTAGGAATCTTTACACCAGCTTCGTTTGCACACCAGTTTACAAATGAGCCACACCATGGCTGAAAGTTAGCTTTTGTATAAGCGCCGTACTTTGTTTCATTATCTTTAGGACCTTCGATGTATCCAACTTGAGACTTAGCAATTTGAATTAAACGAGCAACGCTGCCTTTAGGAGCTTTAGCTGTTTCTACTGGTACTGGAAAATCATCTTGTGCCATTATTCTTTATCCCAATCTGTGTCTACTGGCTGCTCTGCTGGCATTGCTCCGTCTGGCTTTGCATCTAAACGTGCACGAGTTGCATCAATTTCTGCCTCTAGCTTTTTGTCAGCCTGTGTGTTCTTAGCATCCATCTCTTTGTTATCAAGTTGTGCCTTCATAATATCTTTTGCACCGCTTTGTCCAATTAGCAAACCTGCTAATGTTCCTGTAATAAATGTAGCAACTGATCCAAGAACATTAAAGAACATCTTATCATTTTCTGATTGTGCTCCGACTGGTTGTGTAACAAATAAAAGACCGTATAGAATTCCTATTGCTGTAAGGAATAGAATAGATCCTAGTGTGATGCCTAGAATAAATTTTAATCTAGCATCTAAATCTTGAGGGGTTAATCTTTCTTTAGCCATTGTTTACCTTTGATTTCTGATATTCGTCCCATACCGTTTTACCAACTAGATCTCTTGAACATGTTCCAGAAGGTTCACAAATTGGAGGGTTACACTCTGCAATCTCCCAATTTGCTGGATCTTGACAAGGATAACGATATCCGCCCTGATACCCACATGAGGCAAGAGTTACGGCTAACATTAGGCTTGACAATGAGGCGACTAATTTTCTCATACGACTATTATACCCTATTCTGAGTCTTTATTTCTAGCAGGGCTGGTAATAATCCATAGGGCTGTAGTTGCTATAATTCCATACCCTACAATAGTTTTAGCGCTTCCGTCAAGGACTACCCAGGCAATAAACATACCAAGAAGAGTCCAGGCCTGATCAATTAGATCCTTGATTATATTTTTAATTATTCTTACCATCTTCTACCTCCTCTTGAACCTGGTGAATTAGCTCCTGATCCTCCACCAGAACTTCCTCCTCCGCCTGTGCTACCTCCTGTGGCTCCTCCTGTTGCTGCTCCTACTGCATTAATAGCGGCACCTGCTGCAACCACTGTTGCAACCACCATATCAGTTGCTTCTTCTCTTTCTTCTTCAGTCATATCTGCACCAATGCTGCCAAGCGCTGCTAATGCTGCTCCTGGATTTGTTAATGCTGCCTCTAATAAAGCTCCTGGATCTTGAACTAATTCTATATTTGCTGCAACTTCTGCAGTAATCACAAGCGCATTACCGTTTTCATCTGTTCTAACTTCTACAGGTGTAGATGGTGGCAGATCTGAGTAAGAAACTCCTGCTGCCTTAATTTCTGCTGCTGAAACAGACTCTCCAGGTGCAAGGTTCTCTATTAATTTTTCTACAACAACTTCTTTTTGCTCTTCAGTTAGTTTTCCTTCTTCTGCTGCTTTCTTTAATGCTTCTTCTTCTGCTTTAGCTTTTTCAGCTTCTGCTTTTGCCGCTTCTGCTTCTGCAGCTTTTGCTTCCGCTTCCGCTTTTGCATTAGCTTCTTCTTGTGCCTTAGCTTCCGCCTCAGCCTTAGCATCTGCTTCTGCTTGTGCCTTTGCCTCTGCTTCTGCCTTAGCATCTGCTTCTGCTTGTGCAGCTGCTTCAGCCTCTGCCGCTAATCTATCTGCCTCTGCTTTGGCTTCTGCTTCTGCCTGTGCTTTTGCTTCAGCTTCTGCTTTAGCTGCCGCTTCTTCTGCAGCTATACGATCTGCTTCTGCTTTTGCTGCAGCTTCCGCTGCTGCCTTGGCTTCTGCTTCTGCTTTTGCTGCAGCTTCCGCTGCTGCCTTAGCTTCTGCTTCTGCTTTTGCTGCAGCTTCCGCTGCTGCCTTAGCTTCTGCTTCTGCTCTTGCTGCAGCAGCTTCCGCTGCTGCTGCTTCTTGTGCAGCTTGTGCTGCTGCAGCTTCCGCTGCTGCATTTACTGCAGCAATTTGAGCGGCTCTTTGTTCTGCATAATAATTAACTGTAACCTGTGCAGCATTTGTCATAGCTGCTACTGCCTCATTAACTTTAGATACTGCAGTATTTGCAAGGGTGTCGGCAGCCTGTACTGTTGCAGTTGCAGTCTCTTTAAGAGTATTAAGTGTTGCTACTTCAGTTTCTTTAACAGTAGTATTAGATGCTACTGCTGCTTCAGCAACCACCTTTTGTTCTTGTAATGTATTTAATACTGCAGTGTCAGCTGTCAATACTGCAACAGCCTCGTTCTTTACTTGAGTAAGAGTATTTAATTCTGCTGTCTCTGTAGCAACAACAGCTGTTTGCTCAGTAATTTGAGCTGTTATTTCTGTGTTTGTTACATTTGTCATTTGTTGTATTGGTGCACCTGCAGTTTCACGAACACCAGTACGTGGCCCTCCATATAAAGATGTTGTATTGCCAGCAACTGTTGCGATACCTGTCCAATCACCAGACTCAGGATTAACAGTCATTGTCCAATTTACATTTGTAATTGGCCCATTATTATCTCCAAATCTATGAAGATCCCAATCAACTGCAAGGGTAGTTTCTGTAGTTGTTACGGTTATGCCTGCACCTGGACCTGCACTCATAAAATCAGAACCATAAACAGATATATGTGGACCTGCTGGAAAATCCCACCAATTAAAATCTCCTGTACCAAATGTTATTGTGGCCTTAGATGTTACATAGATTTGGCTGGCTGCTCCTTGACCTTCATAGACTGTATTGCCCATCTTGATATCAAATGGTGTACTAATCTTAGTAGCGGCATCATACATAGGTGGGAGAATTGTAGTCGTGACAGTTGGCGTTTCTGGAGTAACTGGTGCAACGTATCCTTCAGTTGTGTATGTCTTGCTATCTGATGGAGTATTTTGAAGAGCAGTCAATTCCGCAGTCTCTGTATTTACAACCGTTGTTTGAGCTGTAACTGCTGCTGTAGCAGTAGCAACCGCTTGAGTATCTGCCGCCACAACTGCTGTCTGAGACTCAACCTGTTGTGTTACAGTATTTAATGCGGCCTGTGAATTATTAAGATTTTCTGTAGCAGCAGCAACAACCGTAGTTTGAGATGCAACTGCTGCCTGTGCTGTTGTAGCAACTGCCACTGCTGTCTCTGCAGACTGAATAGCGGTGTTTGCCTCTGATACTTTTACTGTTGCCTCTGCTACCGCTGTTGCTATAGGCTCTTGAGTAGTAGCAATTGTGGTTGCAGCCTGTGTATCTGTATTTGGCACATTGGCCTGAATAGTATTGACAATAGCTGTTGCTTGAGTTTCAGCAGCCTGCTGTAGTGTTGTTTCTGCTGTTTCTACCTTAGATACAACTGTCTCAACTGTAATAGGAGTGGTTGCTGTGGCTGTATCTGAAGATGGATTTGCTGGTGTTACTTGAACTGTAACTTCCTCAGCATGAGCATTGCTTGGCCCAAAAAGAAAGAGCCAGCCGATTATAAAAAGGCTGGTTAAAAAATACTGTAACTTTCTAGTCAACTAGGTATCTCCTAAGTAATGCAATATCTTTGCTTACTTAGTAATTATAGCAGAATGTTAGTTTAAACTACTTACCATTATCTGTTTTATAAAAGCCAGTTCCTTTAAACTGAATTCCAAACGGGTTGTACACTTTTGTCATTGCATAACCGCATTTTTCACATGTCTCTGGATCAGAGGCGTTAGCCATTGGCCGATTAACTTCTTTTGTGTAATCGCATTCTATGCATCCAAACTCATATGTTGGCATCTATTAATTCCTTTACAAAATCATGCAGATAGTCTGCTTCTTCTTCGCAGTGTGCTCTGTCTATTAGAATATCATTAATTCCATATTGTTTCAAGTCATTTATTGTATTAATTACACATTCTTTATTCCCATATATTGTATTCATTTTGTCAACAGGGCTTAATGTCTTGGCTAGAGCTTCTGCCTCTTCTTGAGTGTCCTTGATTATTACTGAAAAATTGATCATTTTATTTGGTATATCTTTAAATGTAGATGGATTAAAAAGAAAATCTTTATACATTATTAGAGAGTAGTCTCCATAATCTTTGGCTGTTCTAACCGCTGTTGGAGCAGCACCACTTATTAAAATTGTTGGACGATTGTCTTTGTTGTTAAATAACTCTATATATTTTTTGACAAACTTTCTTACATAAAGTCTGCGCTTCTCTTTATCATCAACGTTAATATCTATGCCGTCTGGGTCAGTAGGATCTATTTCTCCAGGATAAAATTCTCCAGAAACAAAATTAATCATTAACCTATTTTGCTGAATTTCATTAAATGATTTTGTCATCATATATAAATACTCTGGGCTCAATGCATATGGGCGCATTGCAAACATGTATTTTATTTTTTTAGAGTGGTCTAAGGTTCTTGCTGCTTTAATCCAGTAGTCCGACATCTTTGTTCCAAATAAAAGCAAAACAGATTCATACCCAAACTTATCTAATTTATTAATTAACTCAGAAAGCTCATCTAAAGATATCTCTGGGTGTCTTGCCATCCAATGAAATTTCAAAATATTCTCTATCTATTTGGTGAGCAGTTTAAACACATGCTCAGGTGTATCCCAAGGCGTAACTATTAGCCCGTGTCCACGAATGGCGGACAAGATAATTATACCTTACTTGATTTTAATTGTCTTTGGCTTTTTATCTTCTGGCACAATTTTCTCAACTGTGACTGATAGCAAGCCGTTCTTTAATTCAGCACCAGTGACTTCCATATATTCACCAAGCGCAAATGTGCGTGTGAATTTACGAGCAGCAATTCCTTTATGGATTGCTTCACCAGCATCTTCTGTTGATGCTTCACCCTTAATTACAAGAGTTCCATTGTCTACAGTTACATCTACGTCCTTCTTGTCAAACCCAGCCAGTGCTAGGTCGACACGAAATACGTCTTCATCTACCTTTACAATGTTGTAAGGTGGATATGACTGATGTGAAGCTGTTGTATGTACTGAATTTAGGCGATCAAACATATCGTTGAAGCCAATAAAAAAAGGATCTTTAAATAGATCCAATGCAAAATGTGTTACCATTTTATTCCTCCTTTAAGCGAATAAATTAATATACGGGCCCCATATGGCGACCCGTATATTATTATAGCAAATATTAAAATATATGTCTATTACTTCTTCTTTGGCGCTGTCTTCTTTGCTACTGTCTTCTTAGCTGTTGTCTTCTTAGGAGCTTCTGTCTTCTTGACAGGTGCCTTCTTGACTGCTGGCTTCTTCTTAGCTGGCATCAGTTCTTCCTCCTTATCAATATTTTCAATGAACGCATCAACGTCCAAACCATCTGGAATTGTAAACCATTTCTTAATCTTTTTTATTAATGTCATCTTAACCTCCTTTCTTATTATATCATTTTGCGCCTTCGGCAGGAGTCGAACCTGCGACCAAGACCTTAGAAGAGTCCTGCTCTGTCCTCTGAGCTACGAAGGCATCTTGAAACTCTTTGTCTGAATCAAGCCTTTTTGCTATGAACATTCCATTTGACACATTGTATCTTTTCTTTGTCCAGTTCATATTATACTTTTCAAACACGTCTTTGTAAAGGCCTACGGGATAAAATTCTGTTTCAATTTCAAATATTTTTGCATCTTTATTTGCAAAAATACAATTAAGCAAAGATGATCCACTTTGAACAACTATATGACTTGCTTCTTGGACTATTCTTATTTGCTCAAACACAGAATGATTCTCAAAATAAACAATCTCATACCCTCTTTCTTTCAGGTACTCAATCAAAAAATCTTCGTTTTTAAGAGATCTATCTTCATAATTTTTTCTTGTAATATAGATTCTTGTATCCTTCATCTTATACCTGGGAGCCCATTTAAATAGCAACTCAACTCTATAGTCTAAAGATTCTGGGGTTTGTGAGACACAAGGCTCATGTGGGAAATAGCTTTTAAAGTAAAGCTCTTTTGGATAAGAATGTGTTAGATGTTCAGTATAAAGATATTCTTTTTTATCAAAAAATATAAATGCAGATCTTGGACACATTTCTTTATATTCTTTTGAGTCAATTGAATAACATACATAATCTATTTTATGATTTTCTAAAAGCTGCCTGAAGCAGTACATGTTTGGATCGCCAGTCTTTCTCCAACCATGCGGAATTTTTTCTTCTTTGGAGTAATTTTCGTCTGCATTTACAACAACAACAAGTTTAAAATTAATTGAGTTATTATGTAGATACAATATGTTTGTCCAAATTTCCATAATGTTGTGATAATATTTTTCTATATATGGTATTACATAAACATCGTGGTGAAAGTTTGCTACATTTTTGTCATCAAACTTTGGATAAGGTACAGTATTGTCATTATGCAATAGTTGTTTTTTATTAACAAATTTTGGCTTTGCTACCCTTAATGCAAATGTTGTTGGTGAAAAGGATATAACGTCTAGTATTTTCATTACATTTCTTCTTTAATCATTTTTTCTACCTTGTTACAGTAGTCTGTGCATACTCCGTAGATCTCTCCGCCGACATCTTTAAAGTCATCTAGCTCTGGAAGCACAGAAATTGAATACGGTGTAAGAGGTCTTCCTGGATACGTCCAAAGATAATTATTGCTTGTTAAAGTAAAATCATCTTTCTGATGCCAAAAATATTTATAGTACTTTACAGAGTTGCTAAAATAGTAAAGGGCTTCTACGTTTTTGCAATGCCACCATGCCTTATTACTTAAACTTTCAACAACATCTAGGGTTGTTTCGTATTGTGGAAAATCATGACCAAAAAATACAATATCATTTTCATACATCCAGATATCTATTTCTACTTCAAATCCTTTTCTTATTGCATCAGTTATGTGCAGTAAAGAATTTTCTTTTTCTGGCTCTGGACCATTTGTGTTTCCACGGTGAGCTATAATCTTCATTGCTTTACTACTACCACCTTGTCATTTGTAATGCCTGGAACCTTAACGCAAACGACTTCGCAGTCTTCAATAAATTCTGGGTCTGCTATCTCGTAAGGGTACAGTATAAATACATCACCAGATTTTAAAATTTGGTCTTGCATTTTCATTGTTCCACGGACCAATAAGTTTACCTCAATAATTTTTTCTTGATAATGTGTTGGCCAAGATTCTCCTTTATGATGATATTTATATGACACCTCACAAGCATCTGTTTGAAAAGCTGCTTTAGGAAAGTTTCCAACAAACCATCCTCCAATAGTATCCTCTAGCCTAGACAACTTCATAGCCCAAGATCCTCCCAATATTGATTTTCAAAACCTTCGTCAGTTAAAACATTTAATGACATTGATCTGTCTGGATCACTGTGCGTTAGCTTATCATTAATAAGAATTCTGGTTCCGCTTGTCATTCCCATAATAAGCAAATCCCATGGCAATCCAATTTCATTTAATTGCTTCTCTGTAAAATGTCTTGCAGATTCTTTTCTTGCAGTAACCAAAATTATTTTATGCCCCTTAGAATCCCATTCATTAAACTTTTTAACCACTCCTGGCAAAGCAATTGTATCTGATTTTTGAAGATCAGTAAACCTATGTGCATGCTTTAATATCGTTCCGTCAATATCACAAAATATAGTTTTAGGCTTTTCTGTATAAAATTCTTTTATTTTTCCAATATAAATTTCTACGTCTTCTGGTGTACCAAGATTAATATACTCATTATTTGGAATTTTATAAGGAGTTATATTTAACCCACGATCTATAAGTATCTGATAGGTTTGAGAAACATAAACCTCATCTGCAAGGTCATTGTCCAAAAGAATTTTGGCTGATTCTACAAAGTCTTTGCCATGTTTCCAGTAATGAATACCTATTAAGGCATCGTTGGATATAGGATCTTTTTCAACTATTCTAACAATTTTTTCATTTACTATCTCAACATAACTATGCTTTGGGTCGGTAGCTTTAAATAGCACAACAGCGCCGTCAGAACCACCAGATCTAACAGAATTTAAAAAATCTTCTGCCTGCCAGTTCATTCTCTGATCACAGTTTGCAATAATTAGTTCATCGCTATTGTTGATATACTTTTCTGCATACAGAGCTGCGTCTGAGGCCCCTCTTTGCTTTTGGTCTACTTGAATCTCGATACAGTCTGGGGATATACTCTTTAGCACATAAGTTAATCTTTCGTTATATTCTTTGTTTTTATATTTTTTTGTAATAAAAATATAACGACCTTTAACTCCCAAAGTTTTTACAGCATGCTCAATTAAAGTTTGTCCTTCTACTACGTAAAGTGGTTTAGGCGTATCAATTCCCTTAGCAGAAAATCTCTTTCCTTCCCCTGCTAGTGGGATAACAATGTTAATCATTTGGGATGTCCTCCTGTTGAAAATCTATAAGGCCGTACTCTTTAGCCCTGTGATATCCCTCTTTTGATATTCTAAACATTGGCTCCAAGTCTTCGTCATATTCTACTTCTAACAATCCCTCTTCGTATAAAGCTGTAAGGGCTTGATCTACATGCTCCATGTGTGCATCCCATAGTTCTGGTGCTAACTCTTGTGCCATTTCGTTAATTGAATATATAGGCTCTCCATTTTCATCTAAGCCTTCTAGCTCCACTACTCCTAGGTCAACATAGTAACCTAGCTTTTCTTTCCAGTCATTGTCGTTAAATTCCAAAAAAACCAGCTCCTTTATATTTATCTAAAATGTTGTACAGATCCCTATTCAATTCTCCATCGCCATTTCTTAACTCAATACTTATTACATCTATTGGAGATATTTCTGTTAAGTAGGAGTAGCTAAAATTATATCCTTTATTTGTATAAACTTCTATAAGAATTGTATCATTTTTTGCAACAAAACCACCAAGTAATCCAGTTCCACACAGCCCAGCAATATGAGTCGCATTAAAGTAAAAATTTAACTGGTCTATGTATCCATACTTAGACATTACTATAGGAACAAATCCATGTTTTTTAAAATAATCTTTAACTATATATTCTTTTTTAAATATTCTTTGCGGAAAAGTCTTTGACTTAGTCCATTTAGAATTAGCATCTGACCTGTCTATATATATTTTTTTGGGCAAAGACTCGTCTTCCTTTAAAAAATTATGGAACCTTTTCCTTATTAATATCATACCGTCTTTTTGCCAGGAAGCAGATATATTTTCTAGGCCTGACCAAGGAGCATGGTCATAAACGGTGTATGTTTGGTTTTCATAAACAAATTTATAGCTATTCAGGTAGTATGGTTTCTTAATTCTTTTTCGTGCAAAGGTTTTTGGATCAATCATATGCCTTAAATCAAAAATTGTATATGCATTTTCAACTACAAAATTAAATGAAGAATAGTTATATATATTAGTTTTATCAAGATCTTCCCCTAAATACATCTTTACGGCATCTTCAAAGTATGCAAATTTATGATCATAATCTTTTTTATTAATTTGTTCAACAAATTCTTTTAATGTTTGTATTGGGGTGTCGCTAATATAATGACTAATATTTAAAAACAAAAGCTTTAGGTCTGGCACTTCTTGTAACAATAATTCATACTGCGTAAGTTGTTCAGATATAAAATGCCACAAAAATTCATCTGGAGTTATTATAAAATAATTTCCTTCTAAGAAAACTTCTTCTCTACCCTGAGAATAGCTGTGGCTTTTTCTAAAGTTTTTTAAACAATAGTACTCTACTTTATCTGTATTATAAATTTCTGCAGAGTCAAATATGCACTCATAACTCATTTTTAACTAGGCTCTTTTCAACAATCTCCTGAACGTATTCAGAAAAATGCTTTCTTACGCTTCCTGTTGGTCTTGAGCCAATAGCCGCCCAGATCCTTTTATATTCCATAACATTTGCAAAAGTGGTTGGACATAAAAGTGTACCTTCAAACTCTTTTAAAACTGTTGGAAGTGGTACGTGTTTTCCGCAGCATTTGCACTGCTTAGCAAGCTCTTGATATGTACTCATATTATCATCATCCTATCCATTGCTTCTTTTAAATCTGGTGGCATTTGAGGTGCTTTAATTAAATTAAAAGACTCTTCTTTATCTGTTCTAAAATCATCATCCATTGTGTAAGATTCGTAAGTATGTATATTAATTTCATCATTCCTATTTGGTCTAGTCAAACTAATTGAATTATATATTGCTCCACAAACTGCATCCGCTAAATCCTTAGATCCTTTTCGTGGGTGATCTACTCTATCCCTCATAATTCTAAGCTGTAGGAGTTCGTCTATAAGCAATGGTATGTGTGGGCCCGTTAGTCTTTCTTCAAGCACCACCATTGCCATATCATCATAATGTTTTTTAGCAACAGATAAGGTTTCTGTATTAATACCATACTGCTTAAGTTGCTGCATCATATCGTGGGAGTTCCATCTATCAAAACTACACACTCTAATTTTAAATCCTGCTGTTCTTAAGGAAAGAATATAGTCCTTTACTTCAGTAAAATCAACAGACTTGTCTGGAGTTGGAGTCCAGTATCTTACTGCGTCAACCTCTACGATTGGAGCAGGCTGTGAGTAAGTATCTGTTACTTTAACGTTAACCCATCTTTGAACATGAGCCATAGCTACTGCACAGTGGTCATGTTTTTGTGCAAGGTCTACGTGTATAAAATATTCTTTATCTGGATCTGGAGCAAACCATGTCTCTAATCTTCCAAAACTATCTACTGCTAGCGCCATATTATTAAAAGACTTTTCAATTTTTTCACGAGACTTAAAGAAAGCATCTACAGCATCTGATGGCATGCAGGCAAATCTACTTAGCGCATCAGGCATATTTTTGTAGAATTCAACTTTAAAATCTTCAATTTTTTTAGTAGGATTAATCTCCCAAGTTGGTCTTTTTAATGCAAAAACTTTAGGAATATTATATGAAACTATATGGTCTTCTTCCCATTCAACTGTGACCTCATTGCCAGTAGTTCCATCTGGCAAATCTTCGTCCATCTTCAATGTCTTAGACCTAAGTACAACTTCTTTTTCTGCAATAACAGACTCATAAAATTTTTGAATAGGATCATTCTTAAATCTTGGGAATGACAAAAGTATAATTTTACCGTAGTCTGGAAAACGTGAGATGACAGAACCTCTGTACATATCATATATGGCGTCTGCTGTTTTAGCCTGATCATGCCCTGTAGTGTTTTCTGTGGCAAATCCAGAAATCTCATCAAGAATAACTGCAATAACGTTATATCCCTCAAATGCCTCTCTTTCAGAATGGCCAGAATACACGTTTACATTTTTATTAAATCTTATCTCTGATGCTTTTGGATCGTACTTTCCAACAAACCACGGAGATCTTTCAATTCTGGTTTTAAATCCTTTGAAGAAAACATTGTTAGCCTGTTGTGCGTTAACAGCAATATTGATAATATCAATGGTATCTCCAGGAGGCTTACCATAATATGTTGCTGGATCCTTTAAGCATAATAGTAAATATACTATATAAGAAACAGAAATTGTTGAAGTATAATCTTTTCCAGAACCTTTACCTAGCTGTGCGATTATCTCTGTGCAGGTTTGCTTATATCTTCTCTTTCCTTCTTCTTCACCAAAAAGCTTTATAAGAGTTGATTCTTTATAAATTTGTGAGCCCTTTTCAATAAGAGTATACTGATACTCTGAAAGCGGTGGGAGTCCAAGATACTCTGGGCTTGTAACAAATGTTCTGAGATCTACTGGTCTCTCATCAAACTCTTCGCCATCTAAAATATCTATGAGGTCATTAAAATTAAAGTCCATTTACTTCCTCATTTATAACTATAGGCTCAACAATACCAGTTATTTGAGAAAGTCTTTTTGCCACATCCATTTTACACTTTGGGCAAGAAGCTGTAACCTCTTTTAAAATTTTAACAAGGATATCCTGTTTTCTTTCTGTTTCCGCTAGCTGGGTTGCTAGCTCTACGTTATCTAATAATCCCACTTCTTGAAGCATGCCAATTCGCTTGCCTTCAATATCTGCAATTAGCTTTAAAGAAGTTGCTTTAACATTTAGCTGGCCCTGTGTGTCAGCATCCTCTACGGTCTTCCAGGCTTCTTTAATTAGCATAGCGTAATGTTGGTCAGCCCCAGAGATGGCTTCTTTTGCCCTGTCACGGGCCGTAGAATCGTTTCTAACGACTTGTTTCCACTCGTCTATATACTCTATAACCTCTGCACGTTTAAAGCCCGTCAGGGAGGCAATTTGGGTAGGATTATTGCCTTTGAGCAACTCCTCAACTACCCTATTCATGCGATCATAATGATCAGCCAAGTCTAATTCCATAGATTTATTATACCATCTTAGTTGACTAAGATTGGGATTTTGCTATCTTTAATAGCACCAAATACCCTATTAGATCATCAATATCGTTATCTCCTGGGTATTCTGTGCCCTTCATTAACCTATTTAGCTTGTCATCAATGCGAACATGAAGCTGTTCTCTTGGACCAGCTTTTGAAAATATACGAATTGGATCTAACGCTGAGTTGCCATAAGCTATATTCTTTTTTACTAGCATGTGCGCTATTTCGTGACATGTTTCTAGAATCTGTTTGCCAGCCGCTGTTCCAGCTGTTAATAGATATAGATCATCACATTTAAATTGATTTGAATCTGGAAAAACTGGCTCAAGCATCTTGGACTCCTATCCAATCATCTAATTTAACTTTAGGATACCATCCTAAAACTTTTTGGGCTCTTGATATATCTGCCCTTGTTGCTATAGCGTCTCCCCGCCTTGCAGGAAAAATTTCATATTGATCTGATATCATACCACAAACTTCAAGGATTGAAAAGTTTTTTCCAGTACCAATATTATATACCTTACCAGTGTCATGATTATCTAATTCAGAATACATTGCTAAAATATTTGCATTTACTACATCTGAAATGTGAGTAAAGTCTCTTCTCTGTGCTCCGCCATAAATAGTTAGAGGCTTGCCTTCTTTTTTCTGTTTAAAAAATTTTCCTATAACGGTTGCATATTCACCAGACCCAGGCTGTCTTTCTCCATAAACATTAAAGTATCTTAAAATTATTGTTTCAACATAATAGTTGTCATTATATATCTTGCAAAGGTTTTCTCCCAAGAGCTTAGTTGCTGCATATGGATTTAAACAATTTGTATTATCTGTTTCTTTATTTGGAAGGTGCAAAGTATTTCCATAAGCAGAAGATGTACTTGCAAATATAACCCTTTTAATATTATTATTTGCAGAAGCATTTAATACATTAAGAGTTCCAATCGCATTAACCTCTATACTTCTTAGAGGATCTTCAAAAGAAGATTGTATTCTAGCATCTGAGGCTAGGTGGAAAACATAGTCTACGTCAACAAATAAATCTTTAATTTGCTCATAATCTGTAATGTCTGCTAGGTGATTTTCTGCTCCTTGATTCCAATAAAATGATTCATTAGATCCAGCAGACTCGTTATCTATTGCTATAACCTGATGACCCTCATACACTAATCTATCAACTAGGTGGGACCCAATAAATCCAGCAGCCCCAGTAACTAAACACTTATACATTTTTTGTCCTTATCGTAGACTCATACTTTTCATTAATCTCTATAGGAAGGAGCTCTGGTGGCTTTGGAGCATAGACATTAAGTAATCTATTCTCTCCGCCTTCAAGTAAAAAGTTATCAACAGGTCTAATCATTCCCATTTTATGGGTAAGATCTATTGCCTTTACCGCACCCTCATAGCTAATCAAGTATGCTAAAGTAGACCAGTCTTGATATGCTCTGGCTATAAAATGATTTTTAATATAATGATCTTTAATAGAAAACCTAGCAGCCATGTATCTATTTGCATATAAAAAAAACATATCGTAATCTTTTGGAAGCTTTTTTTTAGAAGAAGTATATTTATTTAAAAAATTATTTTTTAACAAAGCATCATCTTCAAGTATTAACAAGTCTTCTAATTTATTTTTTACAATATATTTCCACGCCAAATAATGACTTGCAAAACACCCTACTTCAGGCTTAGTAAGCTCAGCACCAGTAACACGAAACTCTAGGTTAGATGAATAAAATTCTTTAAGATCTGATTCGTTATGAGCATTAACTACGGGGATAACTGCTCTGCGATCTCCAAGAATATTCTCAATTTCTGTAATATTGTCTTGCCTAGAATTATCTATTTGTATTATGTGATAATTCATTTTACTAAACCAAAATCTTTAAGCTGCCTGTATATAGTCATAGTTGTTACAGAACACTCCTTGGCTATTTCTTCCATGCTTTTTCTTTGAACAACATATCTTCTATAAAGCCAGTCTTTACTTTTATAAAGCTTCATTAGTTCCTCTATAAAGATAAACCATTTTTTCTTCAAAGTCAGACTTATATGTTTTTACAATTTGCAAATCTGTATATAAAAATGGTTCTGTTTTTAGATTAAGGCCTCTATATGCTCCATTTTTAATATTAATATTTTTTGTTGTACTTGGTATATCATTTGTAATCAAAGCATACTTACAGCTTTTAAATATCTTTTCCATAACAATCTGAATAGATTCAAAATCTAAATGCTGCAGTACATCTTTAATTAATACTAGGTCGACTTGTGGGTATTCGCAAGTTACTATATCGTCATTAATAACCTCAACATATTTTGGAAGCTTTCCATAATAAGTTTTTATTGCGTGGTCACTTACTTCTATACATTTATATGAATCTATACTTTTTAAATCTAGGCTTCTTAAGATCTTTGTATCTCCACTGCCAAGATCAAGTATAGTCTTTACATTATAAAATTTAATAAATCCGTTTAAGTAATTAATATATTCTTTTGCATTGAATGGCAAAGACCCTGTTCCACTATCTTGACCCCACTCATTTGTAAGATATACTTTATTAAAAACTTCTCTGTTATCCATGTTTACCTCTCAGTTAAGACAGTGTTTGAATAGTGGGCTATTCCAAAAGCATCCGCAACATCAAAATCATCTAATGCAATATTATACTTTTTATTAAAAAAATCTACAGTTCTTTGCTTACGAATTTGTCGTAACTTATTCTTATACCAAGAATCAGCATATCCTGGGTTGGCTGCTCTTATTGCAGACTTCTCATCTTTCGTCGGATTTTTGTTGCCAATGTGCGCCTGCCATGCGGTAGGGCTAATTGTAATAACCTTAGCGCCAGTAGACATAAGCTCAGCAATAACAACTCCATAGACATATGACAATTTTATCACAGCATCAGGTGATCTGACAAGGACTGCTCCCTCTACAACTATGTAATCACTCTTTAATTCATCTAGCATTGCATGCATCTTAACTTTTGCATCATATATTTTTTCGTATATATCTGCACCAACAAATTCTATTTTACCCCATTTAATAGGCACATTGTTTTCCATCAAACAAAATGCAACAGAGTTGGTTGAGGCATCTATCCCCAAAACTTTGTTTGCTTTTGTTTTAATAAGATCAGCTAACTTCATCTATCATCCTCAACAATTGATCTCTGTTTTGCTTATTTCTCATTTTAATGCAGGAAGCACATACATCTTCATTTTGATATTTACTTAGTGGAGATTTACACTTTTTGCATTTCTTAATTATTTTACCTTTTCGTATTGCTTTTTTTTCATAGTATTTTTCCATGATTCTTTTATTTGTAGCAACACGACAACATTCATCTGAGCAGTACTTTTGGTTATGAGTTTTTGCCTCAAATTCTTTTGCACAGTCTGAATTACCGCATATCATTTTATACCTCGTAAGCCTCAATCTGGACTTCTCCTGTTGGGCCAGACCAGCATTCCTTTTTAATAGGACATCCCTTACATGCATAACTTGTTTTTAAAAATGGTCTCATTGGAATCCCGCCATCCTTAAAGTTGTCATAAACTTCACACATCCAAATAAAAAGATTATCAATAATTTGCTTATTCTTTTCATTCATCTGGATTGGGATAAGAAGAATCTCTTGAGTGTTTTTATTTTCATACAAAAAGAAAGCCTCTTTAACATTTTTTAATTTCATGTATGTTAAGATTTGCAATGCATGATTTCCAGAAGGAGACATTTCTGCTTGGCGTGTATCCCAAACTTCTTGCTTAGCAGTTTTAATTTCTCCAATTACTTTCTCGCCATCCCAATCAATAATTAAATCAATAAATCCTCTGATTGGAGGATACTCGTTTTTAATTTCAACTTCTGTTTCAACTGACTGTATCTTTGTAGTCTTAAACAGATCTGTGGACTGACTTTGAATAAGAGCCTGTAGTCTTTCATGCGCTTGTGTACCCTGTGCCATGTTTGCAACAGCTTTTGCATCATTACTATCTATAAAGTTTGCACCGCTAAAAGCCATGTACCAATATCTAGGACAGTTACCATGTCCATAGCCAAGAGAACTAGGGCTAAATGATTTCTTTGTCATTTCTCCATCTGGTCTTTTTGTTGCAAGGTATGCATCATCTAGTAGCTTGGCAAACTCTTGTATGTCAAAGTTGCCTTCGTATTTTTTAAACTTAAGGTTCTTAACTATATCTCTAGCCATTTATGAGTTGTACCTAACGACATACTTGAGTGCATCTACAAGCTTGTCTATGGACTCCTTTACTGAATAATATACGTTCTTCTTGTTATTGTTTGAGGTTCCAGCCTTATCCTTGGCAATAGTAGAATAATATGAAGCAAGCACAGCAAACTTAGTTGACATAGCCTGTAACTCCATAATTAGATGAGGAGCCTTAGCTGAAGGGACATCAGGGTTCATTAAAAGCTTTACTACAATTGACAAAGCTCTATCAAGATGCTCATCCTTCATGAACTCGTGTAAATCATTAAATTCAGTTATATCGCTAATTAGCTCTAATGTGTTTTTATCTTCTGCCATTTTTGATCCTCTTATCTAGTTTATCTATAAACAGTCCGACTGGATATCCGATTACAAATCCTATCATTAGTCCTAATAAAAAACTAGTCATCTGTCTCCCACTTTTCTACTAATTGCTCTAGTAATGACCACTCAATTACTGCAAGCCTCGTTTTGCTATTGTCTTTGCCAAGGATGAGTTTGAGAACAGGATACTTATCCCTACTAACTTTAAAGGTGTCTGTACAAACTTTAGCCCAAATACTTTGTGAAATAGAGATTGATTTTTCATATTCTTTATAATCCACCACGAAAGATTTCCACGTAGCGTCACCCTTCTGATAATCACCACGTCCACTATTTTTTTGTTGTTTTGCACCATCTCTTTTAGCCTCTGATCTTTCTGACACTACTCAACCTTAATCTGATTTGGATGTCCCTCAGGGCATTCCCAAGCAAGTATTAAAGTCAATGGGTCCCAAAAAGCTTCTTCTGCATCTTGATTGCATTTAGAGCATGGCTTCATTCCATGAATTTTTTGCAACTCTGACTTATGTAACAATTCTGGTTTATGAAAAAACTCATTAAGATTTGGCATTGATTACCTCAATAAGTTCTTCTACAACTTCTGGATTGTCTCTTAAGTACTGAACTGCTTTAGCACGACCTTGAAGTCTTTCTCCATTAACAGTATACCAAGCTCCACCTTTTTCTACTGCACCAACCATTTCTGCAACATCTAGCGTCTCTCCAACACGATCTACACCAAGAGTTTCCCCTTGGTAGTAAAAGTCGTATTGTCCTGATAGATTTGGGGGGCCGAGTTTGTTGTAATCAATAATCCAGTTAACTGGTCTTCCGACTCTTTGTTCAATAATTTTGTCGCCAACTTTAACACCAGCCTTAATAGCATTTGCTTCAGCCTCAGACGACCAGAGCTTAATGACGGTTGAAGAAAAGAACTTGACTGCCATGCCACCTGTGGGGATGTGACTAGCATGCATAGATCCAAACTGGTTTCGTTGTTGTGAGATGAGAACAAGTAATGTGTTTTTGTTTGCATAGTTTAACATTTTGACTGCGTGGGTCATATCCTTTGCTTCAGCGCCGATTTGCTTTGTGTCTTGCAAATCTTT